CCACCAAAGGAAAACTTACTGGCGGAACTGAGGTAGTTCAATTCTATATAAACAAGCAATTAGTTGGCACCCATACCGAGAACGTGCCTACGGAAAACATGACTCCAGCTATTATTTCGGTCAGCGGTGACGCTACTGGAACAAAGAGCATGGGCATTGATTACGTGTTAGCAGCGCAAGATAGAGGTGTTGCTTACAACTTGAGTATCTAATATGGCTACGATAACTCGTAAACGTGCGCGATCAACCGGCGGGAAGTTTAGAGGGGATGACCCCTCTACTCCCGACATTAACGAAGCTTGGGAGGAAACTACCGTGGCTACTAAAAAAGCTCCAGCTAAAAAGGCCGCAGCTAAAAAAACTGCTGCCCCAAAAGCAAAGGCTGGATTACCTCATCCGGCAAGTGCTGAATACAAAGCCATGATTTTGCGTGGCGAAATTAAGGAGTAACCTATGGCAGGATCAGATGTTTTTTCGACCTATGTCTTGTCGTCCACTATTGCTGCTGCTGATCCAAATGGCGTCTGTCTTACGCAATCTACGGGTGGCGCAGCAAATTTAAGCATAAACGGCGCTCTTACGTCCGGTAGTGTTGCTACCTTAGTTCCGGCAAGGAATGCCACAATAACTTCTGGCGGTTCTTCGGAAACGGGTAAAACTTTTACGTTTACTGGCACAGATGTTAGCGGCAACACTGTAACTGAGGCCATTAGTGGTCCCGGTTCTTCAGCGACCGTTAGCACCACCAAAGTATTTAAGACTATTACTCAGATTGCAGTAGACGCTGCTTTAACGGGAGATGTAACAGTAGGAAGCGGTACGACCGTTTCTGAAACTATTTTTGCCGGTAGAACACGTATTCGGGGCATTTATTTTGTAAATACAAATAGCTCTGGGCCACTGGCTTTCCATAATGGAAACAACGGAAACACCGTAATGACATTGCAAACCACGGGCACTCAAAATACGTCAGATTATCCCGATATTCCAGACGAAGGGTTGTTGTGTCCTGATGGGGCTTTTGTCAACTTTGCCGCTGCCGACGTTTTTGCTGTAACGGTATTTTTTAATTAATGGCTACTACGAAGAACGTAGAACGATTGCCCAGTGGTAGATTGAAATACCGAGGCGAGACTTTTGCCGGTTACAACAAGCCTAAAAGAAGCGTTAAAGGCGCTAAAAAATCGGCGGTGTTGGCTAAAAAAGGTAGTGAAATAAAGTTGGTTCGTTTTGGTGATGCCAAAATGACTATTAAAAAAAGCCAACCAGGTAGACGCAAGAACTTTAGAGCGCGTCATAATTGTGATACGGCTAAAGATAAATTTTCTGCTCGTTACTGGTCCTGTAAGGCATGGTAAATGCACAACATAGAAACAACGATTAAAGATGAGATTAGGTCTTGGTCTAAAGAAGCTTTAGAAAAAATTAACCCTAATTTCAACAACTTACCTCCGTGTCCTTACGCGGAAAACGCTTGGGCCGATGATAAAGTTGGTATTGGCTTTAAAGTTTCTTCAACTTTTCAAGATTTAACAACTATTGTTTCTACTTGGGATGATAAACATGATTTGGTTATTCTTGTTGACCTAGACTTTATGCAAGATCGAGAGTTGTTTTATCAGCATATAGACGGTTTAAACGAAGGCATCTCTCAGGGCATTTTTATTGAAAAAGATATTTGGTTAATGGCGTTTCATCCAGACGATGAGCCCAACGACTTGGTGTATGCGCATGAAGATTTAAAGTCTATTTTAGATACTGAGTACGCTATGATTTTTATACAACGCTTAACTAAACTGCATGAAGCAGCAGAAAAGTTAAAGAAAACAGGTTATTACAAAGAGTATGAGCAACAATTTGGTTTGATGGATATGCTTAGAGTGCGTGAAACTTATTATCGGAGGCTTAAACATGGCACGTAAAAAACAAGGTTACAACGCTCGATTAGATGAATCTCTTGGTGAAAGAAACAAGGGTAAAAAATCACAAAGCTTGAAATCTCGACGAGATGAAAGCAAAGGCACTGAAAAAGCAATGGGCAAACGTGCCTACTCTGCTGTGTCTACTATGGATAAAGGTAGCAAAAAGAAAAAAGCGGCGTCTAAGAGAGTCGTAAATCTTGGTGCTGGCGGTCCGGTTAAAGCTAAGAAGATGGGCGGAGGTTCTCGAAACTCGTCGGACACTCCTCAACACAAGCGTATGGCTATGGGAGAAAAAGTTCCTCAAGGTAAAAAACCTGTGAGAATGCGTGGTGGTGGCATGGCCGCTGTGAAAAAAATGAAGCGTGGCGGTTCACCAGGACGTAGGAGAAGTTAATGGCGACCTCGGGGTCCACTAATTTTGAACTTGATGTAGCTGACTACATTGAGGAAGCTTTTGAGCGATGCGGTAAAACGGTGCGTACTGGTTACGACATGAAAACCGCAAAACGCTCTTTAAACCTGTTGTTAGCCGAATGGGCCAACAGAGGGTTAAATCAGTGGACCATCGATCAAACGACGATTACTTTGTCTAAAAACATTCGTATTTATCCTGGTGGTACTTTAACCATGACCGTAGCCGCTTCTGCCAACTTTACAGTGGGAGAAACGATTACCGGTGGAACAAGCGGGGCGACTTGCCAGATTACAAGTGTTCCTTCAGCGACGAGTTTTGCGATAACAATACCTACCGGTACGTTTTCTAACGGTGAAAACATTACCGGAGCGACTAGTGGAACAGTCACTACTTTGTCGGCTGCGGTGGATTTTTCCAATGTGCAAAACACCATTGATATATTAAGTGTAGCGTTACGACGCGACAATACCGATTACTCTATACCTAGAGTGAGTAGGGACGACTATTTAACTATCCCTAATAAAAGCACCACGGGACGAGTAAGTCAGTTCTTTTTAAATCGATTAATTACTCCGCAGCTTGAGGTATGGCCTACGCCCGATAACGATACGGATCAACTTATATTTAATCGTCTTACGCGGATAGAAGACGCGGATACTTTCATTAATACTTTTGAAGTACCCTTCAGATTTTACCCTTGTTTAGCGGCGGGGTTAGCGTATTACTTATCTATCAAAATAGCGCAGGATCGCACGCCCGTGCTTAAAGCCCTGTATGAAGAAGAATTTGATAAAGCGGCGGTTGAAGATCGAGATAGAGCTTCTTTTACAATACAACCTGGATATGCTGGTTTGAGGTTTAATAGCTGATGAGTAAGTTTTCCACAGGAAAATACGCATTAGGTATTTCTGATCGCAGCGGATTTGTGTATCGATTAAACGACATGAAGCTCGAATGGACAGGCTCCTTAGTAGGAGCCGACGAATGGGAAAAGAAACAACCGCAGCTTGATCCCAGAAAGCACATTATGGACCCACAAGCTTTGCGGAATCCCCGACCTACGACGCCTAGTGTGTTGTCTATCTATGTAGGGGTCCCGTTAGTTGAAAACCCTAATCTAAGAAACCTAACCGCTTTTGGGTTTGTGGGCGATGTTACGGTCACTACCGTCGAAAGTGGCGTTACGGTTAATTTGACAGGGGTTTCTGCCGCAAGTGCGGTAGGTTCGGTCAGTGCTGCACCCATTACTGTTTTTGCGGTTACCGTAGCTAATCCAGGCTCGGGTAATAAATATTACATAGACGGTGTGCAACAAGCGACACTGACCTTGAACGAAGGATCTACATATAAGTTTGATCAATCTGATTCTTCTAATGGTTCTCCGACTCATCCGCTGCGGTTTTCAACAATAAGCGACGGTACATGGGGAGGCGGCTCTGAGTATACAACAGGTGTCACCACCAACGGGACGCCTGGAACTGCTGGTGCTTATACCCAAATAGAAGTAGCGGTTGGTGCGCCTACTTTATACTATTATTGTTCTAATCACTCAGGTATGGGAGGACAGGCAAATACGCCTTAATGCTTATGGCTAAAAAAGGATTATACGCAAACATTAATGCTAGAAAGAAAGCGGGGACTAGTCGTACCAAAAAGAAAAGTACAATCAGCCCTAAAGCTTACAAAAATATGCAAAAAGGGTTTCCTAAGAAGAAAAAATAATGGCATTTACATACGATCAGTTAAAGACAGCGATACAGGATTACACACAAAACACGGAAACGTCTTTTGTGACTAATCTGCCCGTGTTTATACGCTCGGCTGAAGAACGTATATTGAAGACGGTGCAGTTGACCTTGTTTCGTAAAAATAGCACGGGAAACATGACGGCCAGTGACGAATATCTAATACAACCGACTGATTTTCTTGCGCCTTTTTCTTTATCTTTTACTGACTCTAATAACAATAAACAGTTTTGTGATTTCAAAAGCGTAAACTTTATACAAGAATTTAACCCAGATCGCTCTGTTACAGGGGAGCC